TGGCGCACTGAAGGGTCGAGCTTGACCTACTACCTTAGCTTTCTTTCTTGTAACAGGTTTCTTAGAAGGTCTACCTGCAAAATCTTCGTCTATGGAAGAAGATTCTGTTACTAGTGATTGAAGAGCGGCTCTACGTTTTTTAGCTGCTGCTTTAGATGCAGCTTCCCGTTCAAGAACAGAACTTACTGTCTTTGTTGACTTCGGAAGTTGTTTATTAAGAGCAGCCCGTTGTTTTTCAGTATAAGGAGCGTAAGGACCACGATCAACACCAGCAGAAGCAGACTTCTTTCCTATCTGAATCTGAACAGCTTTCAACTTTTCTCTGTCAGCAGAAGTGGCAGTACCACTGCTTACCTTACGCTGAAGAAGTTTTCTTTGATTAATAAGTTCTTCTCTGGAAGCCATAATCTAGTCCTCCACTCTAAAAGCTTTACCCTGCTGGTAATCTTCAGTGACCACCACATCCTTGGGCGGTCCCTTCACAGACGGACCCTTACGTGCAGCGCCAAAGCCCTGTCCTGTGGGCCGTCCAACAATCTCATCAAGGTTAACAGGTCGTTTCAATAGTGTATGCGGTCCCATCTAACTTCTCCTTTTGCGTTTCTTTCTACGTGCCTCGCTAAGTGCGATGGCAACTGCTTGTTTTCTATTCTTAACTTTTTTACCAGAGGGAAGTTTAAGTTTTCTCCTCTTATACTCGCCCATTACTTTCTTAACTTTACCGGGGCGAGTAATTTGTTTCCCTATAGAGGAACGGTTAGACATAATTTTTATCTTTAGTGCTATAGCATTCAGCTACAATTTTATTTCCATCTGTTTGTTTCTTGGGAATACTCCTACCCTTAGTTTTACCAAGCCCTCCACCATGACCATATTTGTAAACTTTACCACCGCCCATCTTTTTCTTAGTAGAACGATCCCCGGAGTAATCTTCATCAATTTTTTTAAGAGATTTTTTACCTCGTTTTTCCATCTCACCTTCGTACAATTTTCCAAAACCAATAGCATCTTCAATGTTCATCATGGTTTCTGGAAATTTCCCCATAACATATCCAGTTGCACCTATTACATCTTTATAAGGATTAGTTCTATTTTTATTTTTTCTGGTAGTTTCTATATATTCTCTTTCTTCAGGACTGTCACCGCCTAGTATAGCCCTAGCTTCTTTATATGCGGCCGATCCCTTTTTAGCTGTTTTTACAGTTTTTTTAGCCCATTCACGATCTTCTTGATCTGACATTAGCTTTCTCCTATGATCCTGCTTGAGTAATAGTGTCAGGACCACCGGCAGGGGAAGCTGCAACTTCCATATCATCCTGTCTGGTGCGTCTGGCCTGATTACGCAATGTTTGAATTGAATTTTGGTATTCTGCTTGCCATATGGGAAGTGTCTGAAAATCCTTCATATACATCGTGGCTTCTATAAGAGAACCATAAAATAAGGCATCGTAACAGTATTCACTGAAGTAGTTACTTGTGGTAACACTTGTGCCTGTTGCCGATGCCAATGCAAGGGGTTGTGATGCGGACTGTATTTCAACAGTCGTTGCTGAAACTGGGGTAGGTACTATTTTAATACTGGAGTTGGTGCGTCGTGCATAATATCTGGGATTACCAGTTGATGCACTGACAGGCCAGTAGTCATTCACATACTCAACAGTACGCTGAAGAAGATTAGTCACAGTGGTTCCTGTGCTAACTTTATAATTTACATTGCGAACAATACGTACACGATCATTCAAAGAAACAGTTGCTGCATTCCCTGATGAAACTGAGACAGTGGCAAACTCATCCAGACCAACATCATCAAGATCTTTGGTAATTCGGAGTTCTGCTTTATTAATAAAATATGGAATTTGAGTCGCAAACTCCGTGGAGTCGTTCTCAGTTGTATTGATAATATCCGTTTTTAAGTATGTATAGGTAGCCATGACTAGCCAACATATAGTGTAATAGTAGGTGCCATCGCCGCAGCGCCAGAGGTTGCAAGACTTACAATCCCATGTACACCCACGCCCATATCTCCAATATAAGTATCCTGTGAATCAGTTGCGCCAACACGCCATCTGATGGCGGTTCCAACAGCCGTTTTATTCGTGATCTGCTTCGTGCCTTTGATAATAATATCTCCAACAATGGTGGAATATACATGCATAGCAATAACACGAGTGGTGGAGGGGGTGGGGCTGCTGCCAGTACCCTCATCGCCCAGCGTAAGATTAGTATCTATATAACGAAATCCGGTTATAATTGCACCATCACTGCTTACATTCTGGGCTACTTTAATATTTGAAGCCATAATTTCTCCTCTGATTAAAGTAGCAGGAGAGTGGCACTAGACCACCCTCCCACATACTTTATTAACCGGCACTACCGAAGTAGCCACGCCAATCGGAAACACCGAAGCTATAACGCTCCCGTGCCTTGAACCGAAGATTGCCCGTATCAAAGTCCGGCTCCATTTTCGTCTGAAGAGGCGAACGGACGAACATTTTCGTACCATTCGGAACATCAGTTTTGATGAAGTAGGAATCAGTGTCGGTGAACCGACGATTGATAAAGTAACCTTCAGGAATCATTCCCATATGCCGAACCGCATTGATAGCATTCGTATTCGGGTTAGCAGCAGCAGCACTCGCCTGAGTGTTACCGGGGCTACTCATAATACGATCCGCAATCGCCCACGAATCAACCGGGATATGAAGTGAAATCGCACTTGCACCAATCAGAATACCACGATCATCTTTGATCTTCTGAATTGAAGTAAGGGCGGTCTCCAGAGTCGCTTCCGTAAGATCGGCAGCAGCCATAAGATTAGACTGATTTCCATCCGAGATCGTCGGATGAGCCGCCGAGAAAAATGCAGCACCATCACCAATGGTATCAGAGAAACCATTCGTGAAAAGATTAGCCGCTTTAACCTGCTTGGTATTTGCCATCGCACGGGCAAGACCTCTGGCACGAAGCTTCGCAAACGTGTCATACAGGTTATCTTCCATGGCTTCTTCAGTGACAGCAAAGGCAAGTGCAACGGTTTCGGCAGTGTACCGAGCCGTGTAGCTTTCCTGTGCGTCATCATAAGAAACGCCAGCACCCTCACCCTTTACAGGGGCGGTGCCAAAGCCGGTGAAGAGGACTTCTTCTTCAAAAGCTCTGTCGGAATTTTCAATATCATAAAGAGGTTCATGTTCGTTATTAACCTCCCCATACTCCATTCCGAAAACGGCGTTAAGGCCCGGAAGGAGTTCTTTGCTAATACTAGCTCTATTAATAGCCATAATAAATCCTCCCTATTAAGCCGTTGACGCCGTGGCCGTCACAAAACGATCACGATGATTGTTAATCCAAACTTCCACAATCGGATAAGCATCAGAATCTTTTTCATCAGGATACTTAGCTTTACCAATAACACGAACAGCCAACTGGGTTTCCGCACCGGACGCACCATCAAGATAATAGCTTGACTGGCCCGTAACAGTGTTACCGGAACTTGCAGTGGAACTGACAGTTACATTGTAGTTTTTGACAATGGCAAGCTCAGCCGCAGAAAGCGACAGAGAAGCTTGAATGTAATACGTCTGATCAGGATCAGTGATTACAAAGAATTTAATATCCGTGGCGGACGTTCCCCCGTTCCAATAACGGGAAAATTTCGGTTCGCCATTTTCAACATACTGACAACCCATGAAAACCCCGGAAGGCTTAAGAGTTGCAGCAATGTAAGGTGAAATCGTTGCAAAGTTTGCACCCGGAAGAACAACCGGATCACCTGTGAAAATGTTATTGGACGGTGACTGCGCCTGACCCGTTGAGGTCAACGTAATCATATCCGTGACAGCTTCATTATTGTAGCCGCCACCTTTCTTACGAGCCGGAATGAAACCACGAAATGCTTTAGTAGTAGACATGTTTCATCTCCTTGATTAGGAGGAAGTTAGTCCTGAAAGGACGGTTGTCTTCCTCTGGTTGTTACTGAGCGGCTAGAGTTTGTGATAGGCATTCTTGAATCTGAATTTTTCATAAGTTGTGCATTAACTGCATCCATCATGTCATTCGATTTATCTTCATAGAACTTTCTCTTAGCTCTAACCTTTCCGGCGGGCATTTTTGCCAAAGCCAAGTCTCCACGACAGACTGCGCCTTGATACCGGCCTTCATCCCTCACGAAGGATGTAATGGTTAATTCAGGAACCTCATCAGGAGTTACAAGTACCCAACCTTCTTGAAGTCGTTTACCCACATTAAGAACATCATCAACACCTCTGACGGATATACGTATCCAACGATAAGCCATGCCCTCAGAATCAAACCTAGCTTTAACCGAGTCTGGTATCTCAAGTGCATTAGGCTCCTCAAAAGTCCAATCATCTTCTCTCATATTATTTTCCCGAACGTCACTACTACGTGATTCATTTCGTGTATTCATTTTATTTCCTCCACGTCTCTAATTAATATTTGTATATTCGCCGTCAGCTTGCGTAATTTTAAGCTTTTCAGCGGCATACTTTTCAAGTGGGATACCCCATTTATTAGCAAGATGTACATCTTCTTTTGAAAGTTTTATCTTCCTATTAGAGTTCGGAGACGAGCGTGAAGCCCCCGATACCACCTGAGCAGGTTTTCTCGTGTTTTCCTGCACACGTTCCGCAGCTTCTCCAAACTTATGTGGAAAAGCGTCTTTAATCCTGTTATCCACTTCTTCATAGAAATCTTCATCATCTGGACTGTATCCTTGTTCTTTAAGATCGGAATCAATTGCCAGAGCAGCAGCAGTCATTACCTTATCTTCGCCAAACCATTTATTAGTACCTGCCCACTCTTCTGCTCGCCTGTCTCTGCGTTGCGGTACCTGAGCAGCCGGTGGCGGAGCAGGTGCAACATATTGCCCGGAATAATGAGATTTAACAGAGGCAACATTCTTCAGATCAACCTGAGCCTCATTAAGCATCTCCTGTGCTTTAAGTACTCTGTCCTTGTCACCCTCTTCAAAAGCTTCCAGATAAGCCTGTCGTGCCATATCTATTTTGTCTGTTAACTGCTTCTCAGATACTTCCAGACTATTTTTACTGACATGAAAGACTTCTTGGTCTTTTCGATTCAGTGTTTCAAGAAGCTGTCTATTATTTTCTTGCAGTTTTTCAACTTCTTCTTCACGATCTTTACGTTGACGAATAAGCTGTCTAATTCTTTTCTCAGCACCCTTGGTTTCTATACCCTTAAGTTCTGGTTCTTCTTCTGTTTCTTCTTCTTCCAAAGTTTCCATGTAGTGAGAGGGATCTTCTTTTTGAGCCTCAACTACAGGCTGCTCCTCAATTTCTTCAGGGGCATCTTCTTCAATTTCGTATTCTATTTTATCTTCTGAAACTTCAATATCATTCCAGCCATCTTTTTCCGACATTTTTTTCTCCGTTGCTAACGATACAAACGATTTACGTTAATAATATTATACCACACTATTCTTCTTTTCCCAAATTAGTTTGACCCCTTTCCCAGATTAAAGGTGGGATCAAGATCTTTGGGATCTTCTACCCGCATTATAATCTGATCATCAAAGAGCAGAATAAGGCGTACACCCTTATAAAAAAGCTTGGTTCCGGCATGTTTACCATAGCAAACATAGTCACCTACGCTGCACCATGCACCAGCCGGAAACTTATCTTTATCCATATATGCCAAGTTACCAAGAGAGATAACCTGTGCCACAGTGGTTAGATAAGACATATCATCTTTGGTAGAATCAGGCAGCAAAATACCACCCTTTGTTACACTTTTTACCGAAACAGGTCGTACCAGAACATGGAAACCCGGCAGTTCTGGCAGTGGTGAGGGATCAGGAACATCTTCAATATCAGTAATCCAAAGATCGTTCTTAAGTGCCCCGCCCATACTTACTTGTTGCATCTCTTTAGTCATCCTCCGTATACATACGTTTTTTTACAATATCAATTAAGTTGTCTCTTGACCACTCAATACCTGTGATAGACCCTACAATCTGACGGTAGTGGGAATAATCTTCCGCAGAACCGTTTGACAATGTAATTCTAAGATTATCAATTTCTTCATTTAAACCTTTGATTACTTCGTCCCAGATGTTCATTTATTTTGGCGGGTCTTCTTAACAGGCTCAGGAAACTTCCAACTTGAATCTTCCCACTCATTAAATTCACTGCGAATTGCTTTGGTACCATAAACACCTGCGTCCCATGGATCACCAAAACTCTTAGATTTATCCTTCACATGTTCAGGATATCCCTTACCCTTCTTCATCATAGTTATTCTCCTTCTGAGATACTGCTAATTGTGTTAAGGCTTCAAGAGCCTTTTCTTCCATATCTTTGTCATCTTTCATTTTTGCCTGTAACATATCTTTGATGCTTCTGGCAACTTCTCTTTCATTCTCTGCTGTAACTTTAAATTCTTCAAGATTAAGTTTACCTTCAATATCAAGCTCTTTAATGCGTTGTTTGGCCTGACGATCAAGTTCGCTTTTTTCTTCCTTCATACTATTACTGGCATTTACCTTAAGAAGATCAATAATCTGATCGGCCTCTTCAAGCTTAAGTTTCTTTGTCTTAAGTTCCATCTCAGCGGCCTGAACCATGGTATCAGATTGTAGCTTCTCTCGTTCAAAGCTGACCTTTTCCTGCTCCAAAGAAACAAGTTGTTGCTCAGGGGTTGGGGGAGGCGGTCTTGAGTTGGCCTGAAGGATCTGCTGTGCAGCCTGTGCCATGACCATCTCAACGGTTGAGGGGGTCTGCTCCTGACCGGGAGGTGCCTGCTGCATCATCTGCTCGGTCATGCCATTTATCTGTTCCTGATACTTCATAATAGAATGCTCTTGCATGTTGGCCTGAATAATTGGAACAATACGCTGCATAATAGGATTAGCACCATTCATAGGATCTTGCAGATAATTCATCTTAATCTGAATATGTGCATCATGGTTCTGGCCGGGGAATGCGGCAATGGGGATACCCTTTGTGGCTGCCATAATATCAGATACAGGATCAAGTTCATGCGGTTCAATTTTTATTGGCAGAATTTCATCAACATTTGGCATGTTAGATGCATTAAGAATAGTACGATTCAGTGCTTCCAGATTGAACATTCCCGGAGGAGACTGCTGTGCCATTTGCAGGGCCATATTTGCCAACATCATGCGATGAGCATTGCTGGGAATATTAGGATCACTGACCGGAATAATATCTATACGCCCATCAAAATCTTTCTTGAAGATGCTGCGATCTTCGTTTGGAACATCATAGGGATACTCGCTGGGAAGATAATCATAATCAATGCGGGCAAGGATTCTGAACTCATCTTTCTGCGACTTGTGCAGACGTTTATGGATGGCACTGAAGAACTTACTACTGGCCTCAAGAAGTGCCATTGTGGTTCCAACAGGTCCATAGGAGGCAGCATCGGAGATAACCTGCTCCGTACTGTCCGCAAACTTCTGCCCAGCAGCAGCCACGAAATTCAGCATATTGAATAGAGTTTGGGAAGGCTCTTTATAGGGAAGGGGAACAATAGCCTTTGACAAATCTATACCGGTTGCCTCAACCTCCTTGAACTCGCCGGGAGCAATTGGAGAATTGTCGCCAACTATCCGCACTCCCTTAGCCTTAAACCCTCCCGGTAAATTTGCAAATTGCCCTGCATCTATCAGCGAACGCATCGCCGCAGTGGCACTCATAGTCAAATTACCAAGGAAGTGAATAAGACCAAGACCATAGAAACCAAAGCCCGGAACAAATCTATAATGCACAAAGTGACTTATTTTTTCTTTGTTCGGATCATCTTGCTTATAGTTTCTACGGATACTCAGAATCTGCCGAGACTGATGCTCAACAGTAACAATATAGGGGAGAGGAATATCATCGTCTTCAATATCAAGATAACAGTGCTGTTCCAGCAATACATACTGAGGATCGTTATCTGAGGAGGGGGACAAACCAATAATAGTATCCATCTTTTCTGCAAATGATGTAATATCACTGGCTGATGGTGTGGGAAGATCAACATCCTGATAAACACCGGCATTGATCTCTCGTGCCATCTCAACAGGACTACGATATATTACATGGGTATACCGATCTGCATTGGCAAGATCAGTGGCATAATAAGAAATATAGAATTGATCAATGGGGATAAACTCAGAACGGGGGCGCTTTGTGGTTGCATCATAGTACAACTTCTTAAAGGCCGATCCAATAATCGGTAGGTGGAACAACATTCTTTCAAACTCATCAAAGTATTCAGGCATCTGCTCTGTTACTTGATAGTTCATAAAGTTCTTGACACGATTAGCCTGTTCTTCTTTTTCAGGGGTAGTCTTACCAAATATCTGTGTCTTGATGGGACCGATGGATGGGAAAAGCTCACCTGAAGCTTTGGACTGGAATTTAACAGCCGATTCTATGAGCAGGGGATGTACAGCAGTACATGCTCCCTCAAAAGGTTCTGAACCCTGCTCAAGCTTAAGACCAAGAAGATCAAAGCCACTTTCAAACATGGACTCCCAGTCAGCACGGGAATCTTTATCAGATTGGAAATTTTCAATAACATCACTGGCAATGGAGTCAAGTTCACCATCATCCAGAATTTCAGAGATATCGCCGTACCATTCGGAAATCTCTTCTGAGGCTTCCATTTCCACAGTTTCCTCGGAAAAGTCTACGGTGACACCGCCATCTTCAGGATCAAGCTCAAATGTAGCACCACTCTCTTCCTCTGGCATGGGCATAGAGATAACATTGCCTACTTCTTCAGGCATCATATCATATGGATTTCTTTCAGTTGCCATAAATTTCCCTGCTTAAAAATTGTTCCCTGCATTTATTATAACACATAAATACTTAAATCCCAAATTCTTATTAAACATTCCAGTATGTTGCTCTTCCTTGGCGAGGTCTGTCTTCTTCTTCTTCAGGATCTTCAGGATGCATTATGTGCCAAGATTCTTTCATATAGTGAACTGCCATTGTAAGAGCATCAACCTGATCATCATGGGCTGCATTGGGAAAGCGTACCAACTCTTCTATAAGATCATCTGCCCACTTCTTACTCTTGGGTATCCATAGTCTTCCAGCTTCCATGATGGGACTGGCCGCATAAACTCTGGATACCTTATCCCGGTCAGGATTATATTCCATTACCGGGAGTCCCGCTCTTCTCATATCCTGAATCAGAGACTGACCGGATGCCTTTTTTTCTACCATACAGACATCAGGCTTGTGGTTGTTATAAAGTTTCTGGGCCAGTCTTCTAAGTTCAGGATATTCAAAGCGTCCCTTGATGTTCCCTAACAGTATCAGGTGAGCCGCATAGTCTTCTATACCATTTTTATCTTTATCATATAAGTAGAAAATACCCCATGTCTGAATAACACTGTAATCTGCTGTGGTTCTGGTGGAGAAAGCAGTATCATATGTTTGTATGACAAATTCACAATTAGGGGGTTCTTCCTCATCCCAGTCCTGAATCCACCGTTTTTTTATCAGACCACCCTCTTCAGGTGTGGGGTCTTGCATGTACAGAGAGTTCCAGTATCTGCTACCATTACTGGCCTTGATCTCACTCTCATCCATCCTAAGTACCCTGTCCGGTTTCCATTCAGGGAAGTAGCTGCTGCCAAGGGGGAGGTTCAGAAGTTCTGATGCATCCTCATCCAGCCATGCAGGTATCTTAACAACCTCCCATGGAATAGTCTCGTATTCTGACATATTCTCCTGTTGTTTCAGCAGCCAACCGCAGAGATCATCATAGTGATATCGTGTATTTATTATGACAATGGCACCATCAGGCATGATACGAGTTCTGAGTCCGGCAGGATACCATTCTTTGATGAACCTTCTACCGGCACTGGAGATCGCATCTTCCTCTGACATGGCATCATCAAGTATTGCTACATGGGCACCCCGACCTGCAATCTGTGATCTGACACCGGCAGCATAGTATGTACCATTATGGTTTGTCTTCCACTTGCCAGCAGCCCTGACATCACTGCTAAGGGAGACACCTCTGAATATTTTTTGATATTCTTCTGTGTTTACAATGTCTCGGACTGACCTGCCAAAGTCAGTTGCTAGTTGGTCACTGTGGGAGATGCTAAGTATTTCATGTTGAGGATTTCTGCCCAGATACCATGCAGGGAACAACTTGGAACAGACAACAGACTTTGATGAACGGGGAGGGAGAAAGACCATCAGTCTTTTTATTTCACCATCCTGCACCTGTTGAAGCTTCTCAGAGATAACTTCGATGTGGCGACCCATCTTGAAGCCTGAGACAATTGAGGGTGCCACAAGACGGACAAAAGAAAGGAAGTCATCATGACATTGACCATCAACTTGTTGTTTCAGTAACATTTCAAGATTGATGTATTGTTCTATATAGTTATTATTAAGATATTCCATAGTACCATTATACACTATAATATGAAGATCTACAATAGATATACTAATAATATACTAATAATATACTAATAATATATTAGTAAAATATAATAATATATACTAATATACTTTAAAGTATCTCTATAGTATATTATACACTATGTTATTGATATCTACAATAGGCATATTAATAAAATAACTAATTAATGCCGGACTGTGGTATTTATGCAACACTATGGGTACCCTTTTTATTTTATATTTTACCCCCTGTTTTTTTGCTCACTTTGGTCCCCTTCAGATACTATAGTTTCCGCCGCCGAAATCGCCATTTTTTTCCCCACCCCCTTAAACGATATCATATGAGACAGTCTCATTTGAGATTAACAGATACCTTGATAGTATCAGATGAGATAGTCTCATATGAGATGATGACAGCCCCGGCCTATCCCGCCCCGTCTATTGCTATAGATCGGAAATCTGGCGCATATGTCCCGTTCTGTCACGTATTCGCCTGTTACCCATGATGACAACCCGTGACCCATGATGACAACCCGTCCGTCCAATGCCTGCTAAATTAGTTGAAAAATTTCAACTAAATCATCATTAGTGGGAATAGTCGCTTGCGTTCTGTCACGATTGCGAGCATATTGTGGGTACCGGTGGCGCCGCCATCGGATTTTTGAAAGGCACTGAAATGACAACCATTGAAAACGTTTCCTACTCAGTAAGCATCGTTACCGCCGAAGCCGTGAAGAGCGTTAATAGCACGGCGAAGGGGTGGCAAAGTCGTGACGTAACACGGGAAGCCGGTAGACGCCCGGTATATCTGGAAATCGGAAAGCTTACTCTTGCAACCATGCAAGCAATCGATTTGCTTCGGTGGTCCGATAAAGCCGTGCTGACCGGTATTGAGGAAGGAAAACTCGACGCCATTACCGGAACGATACTGGAAACGGTAACAGATACCACATATCGGAACTATCTTCGCAATCGCTGCGTATGGTTGGCGAAAAATCCGAAACTGGTGGAAGCATTCGACAAACACGTAAAAGAAACTGGCAAGAAATGCGCCACATTGGGCAGCTACGTGACTGCCGCCAAAAATTGGGATAAAGAGAATTCACGCCAAGAACGTGACAGAACAGCAACCCCGGAATCGAAAGCCGCAGAAGCGAAAGCCGAAGCCGAAGCGAAAGCGAAAGCGACCACGCTGCCCAGTGTGGATCAGTGGACAAAAGAGCAGGCGGCGGGCTTTATCGCTCAAATTTATAAACTATGTGAAGCGAACGAATGGGACAAAGTAGACTTGCTGGAAATGGCGGAAGAACTGGCGAAATAGACTAGACTTTCAACTAGACCCTCGGTCCTTCGGGATCGGGGGTTTTTTTTATGAAAATTTTTCAAAAATACGGTCATAGGTGCGCCCGCCCAAGTACCGTCATAGGTGCCCCCAATCAAATTAGTTGAAAAATTTCAACTAAATTGTAATAATACGGTCATACGTGTGCCCACTCAAACGGTCATAAATGCGCCCAGTGGTGGGCAAATGGAGGTGGGCAAGGCTATTGCAATGGAGGGCAATCCGTGTCAATATAGGGCAAGATTAGAAATGCGACGAACAAAAGAAATTAGTTGAAATTTTTCAACTAAATCGGAGAAGAAAATGAGTGTACCAACCACAGCCAAAGAATGGTCAGCCAGAGCAGACGCCGCCGACGAAAGAGGCTTGCAAGCACAAGCAAAAAACGATTGGCGAGCAGCCGAAGATGACTTTGCATTGGCACGGCAAATGCGTTTAATCGCCATAACGGAAAGTGACAAGCCATGAAATCAAGACCATACTACCCCGAGTTCGAAGCTGGAAATCTGCTACGAGTACGCAGCAGCTTCGAGGATATGCCCAAAGTGCCTTCTGACGAAGCCGTTGCGTGGCAACGTAAGGACGGTTGGGTGACCAGAAACAGGGAAGAAGAGATAAAAGAATATTGGAAAAAGAAAAAGTGGGAGGATTTTATCTCACGGATGCGGCAGAAACAGGGTAAAACAGCAGTGGGCAAGACTATTGCAATGGAGGGCAATGTGTGACATTATATATAAAGTTGCAGAAACCTTTGATTTTAAACAATATTTAGTTGAAATTTTTCAACTAATTCAGGAGAAGAAAATGAAAACGATCCAACTCACAGCGTCGGAAATCGGCGACATTCAAAAGGCTTTGTCCTGTCATGCCAGACAAGATAAGGCGACCCGCCGGACAATTAAGGAAACCGGCGTCACTGACGCATGGATGCTCAGCGAGGGAGAACGTGCATCAGTAGGATTGGGAAACAGGTCGAGCCGTATGATTGATCTGATGGAGAAACTCGACAACGCAGCGGAGGATAAAAATGATAGTATATGAAAACGAACTTTGCAGCATCGAATGCTATGATGAAATGTATGTTGTATACATAGGCGATCTCGGGATAGATTGCTTCGATTATGTAGATGGCATGGAGGCGACACAGGTCGCCGAAGACTACGCCCACGATCAACGGGTATGGTTAGAAGATACTATAGAAGAGGTTAAATAAATTAGTTGAAATTTTTCAACTAATTCAGGAGAAATATGTTATGGCAAACAACGATAAGATCGCTCGACGGCGCATGCAGATATGGAAAAACCATAACGCCCTGCAGAAGATCGCCGGGCAGAAAACATGTGATTACTATACGTTCAAGCGATACGTGTACGATAATGATGTGTCACAAACAGGGATCCTGATCCGTGCCGCCGAGATGGTGGAATTAATCCACAATAAACAGTATGCAAGGTAATAAATAAAATGGACGTTGAACAGGCGTGGAAAATAGTCGGGAACCAGCCCCGATGGGCCATCAAAAATATGGTCAGGGCGCTATCTATGCTCCCGGCGCTGAACACCCCGGAGGACGATCTGCGGCTTGCTGCTGGCAAGATTGCCCTCCGCAGTACAAATCCCAAATACGAGGATAAATAAAATGAATATCAACAGTCTTAAACAGGCAGAAGAAATTGCCGGTACACTTGGAAATCCTAGCAAAATGCCCGGCAGCAGCACTGGAATACCTGCTGCTGATGGCAAATTTGTAGAGCAGATTTGTAAAGATAGGGGCTGGCAAGTACCGCCTCAATTTGGATGTACCATAGGACAAATTCTTGCCAAAATAAAAGGATCAACATGCGAAATCTGCTATGCAAATGAACGGGCAAACTATGGCTATCCATCTGTTCAGATTGCCCAGACAAAACGTGTGGTAGGTATACACAAACCTGAATGGGTTGATGCTATGGTATACCTACTTAAACATACGTTTGATAAACAATTTAAACAGGCATTGACAGATCAAGTTGATTTCTTTTTCTGCAATGAACACAGATCACCAAACGCCAATGAAATGAAGGAGTTAGAGGATAAAGCTAATTTTGAATGTGCATACTTTAGGTGGCATGATAGCGGAGATATCTTGGGTATCTGGCACCTAAATAAAATATACGATGTGGTAGAACAAACACCCTTCTTAAAGCATTGGCTACCCACAAGGGAGACAAGTATAGTTCTAAAAAACAATAGATCAGTACCAGATCGGCTATTGATCCGACACTCGGCTCATATGATTAATGGGCCGCTGCCCAGACGTGTTAAGCATATGTCCGGTGTCACAACTAATGGTGACTATACTTGCCATGCACCGGACAACGCCAATGAGTGCGGTGATTGCCGTAAGTGTTGGGACAAAAAAGTAGAGTTAGTAGTATATCCAAACCACTAATTTTCTAAAATGTTTTAGAAAAATCTCAAACCAAGAGGAATGACCAATGTTTAAGAAATCTCAGCAAGCAAATGTTATCTACAAAGTCGAGTCTACGTCTGATATGTACTACACCCTCGGCGGGATTACTGGTAATCGTCGCTTAAAAAAGCTTAATGTTGAGCGCATCAAAGACAGTATGCTCAAAAGAAATTTCCTGAACTGTATACCTATTATTGTGGATAAAAAAGGCAGGATCATCGACGGCCAACATCGATACGAGTCAGCCACCAGTCTGGGTATTCCTATCTATGTTGTAATGGTTGAGGATGAGGATGTGGGTGCGATAGCTATCGCATTGAATACAAACAAAAGTAACTGGACACTTAATGATTTTGCTAGGTACTGGGCAGAACAGGAAGATGATCCCAAGGCTGCCGAGATATACAAAACATATCTATCGTACCACGGAGCTAACCACTCTACGCATGGCGTCTTGATCGCAATCTTCAATGGGGAAACCAGCCGACACTTTTCAATGAAGAATGGTGGAAACAAAGAGTTCAAAGAGGGACGCCTACCCTTTGGGAACTTCAATCGAAATCATATCGAAGCTACATTATTTAAGTTGCGTGAGATAAAAAATTCATCTATGATGGACCGAATCAAACCTGCCACACTCCGCAAGCAACAGTTTCAAGAGGCATTGCTGGAAGCTTTTGAAACACCATGCTTTAACTACGATAGGTTCATTAGGAATCTGTGCTGTAGTAAGCATCAGTTCAATCAGTTTGCCAAGAAAGACGACATGTTCTCTGAGATCATGCGTATCCACAACAAGAAAGTGAAAAAATGATAGAATTTGATCAACTTGTTGACAAATACATTTACATGGGGTATAGTCTCGAAATGGCAGAACATTTTGCCAAAAAAGAATGGGAGGAAATGTATGAATGATAACTTAAATATAATCAGAGGCGTTGTGTCTCTGATCTTATAAGGAGAATAATATGTCTAAGTCTAACCATGCCAAGCTCACCCGTGCCAAGACTTGGCAGCTGCTTTCCCACTTGGAATCTAATCCGCAGGACAAGCAGGTGGTCACTGCCATTGTGCATGCTCGCCTTGAAAAGAATGTACAAAAGGCGAAGTACGTAAGGGCAGAGTGGAACTTGGCGACACTGAGGGCTGTGAAGGCAGCCTAATTGTCTATAGCTTGTTAGAGGGTTCTGGTTTGAGTGAATGTTGTAAACCTACGAAGGCATGACTAGCGTGCTGGAGGTCTGTACAATGCAACAGGGTAGGTACAGCTACCTAACGAAGGGTTCGATTCCCTTCACCCTCACCTAATTTATTGGAGAATTGAATGAGTAACCATGAAAACGAAATGCTCAAAGAAAATATCTTTGACATGTGGTACGAGTATCTTATACTTGATGGATGGGATGAGCATGATCCTGAAACCATAAAAGAAGCTACGCTCAGAACTGAAGAAGAATATATAAGGATGGACTGATGAACGGACTCAGAATACATAGCGTTACAGATATCAAGGTGAAGCGTGCGAATTTCGAAAGCTTCACAACCATAACAGTTACGATCAGTGACGACACCCGCAAAGACTTTGAACTAACTTTGTTCACAGACAAGGGCTTTGTCCCTGACATGGAGGTTAAGGATGAAAGATGATTGATTTTGTACAGATAGAGCTTGGAGGAGAGCGTTGGACCATAAGTTGGGACAGTGATGCAAACCTGAAGAAGGTACGGTGCATTGGCTCAAAGACAGGGCTAAAGTATTGCACCTACCTCTTTCAGGACTTCACACCTGACAAAGCATTCGACCTAGCTATGACACAATTGAAATGGTTAAGAGAGGCACTTAAAGATGTTAAGCAAACAGGAATGGAATGAGCTACAACAGCTATCCTATAATGTTCTGCCGGGATGGTGGTATAATAATGTTGACCGGGACAAACAATACGCAGCCTATGTGAAAGGATGTAAAGAATGGAACGAAAAATTAAACTGGGGAAGCCCTACCCTAGACATGGAGTAATACGAAATCCGCAGGCGAAGATACTTCATCAGCGTTTATTCCATCGCCGAATCCTTCCCAATAAAAAGAAGGATGTTAAACCGGAGGTAGACGAATGACAGATGTATTTGCACAGGTTTATAATGAGCTAACCCTTCTGCAAACTGAGTCTCTGGATGATCTAAACATAGCTGAACAGGGGCTTAATGCAGCTATGATGTTCACCATAGAAAATGCCCCATCAACACTGCATGGAATACAGTTGATTTCCCACTGCTTTCATGATATAATAAATGGCTGTGTTTATAATGAAATGAAAAATGAAAGGAAGAAGTAATGTTCACTCCTAATTTCAGTACCTCGGAAGATGTCAGGCAGTTTCTGATGTATGGAGGTGACGAGTGGTGCCGTCCCATGGTGGAAGAATACATGGACCTGATAGCCTGCACCACACCCATTGAGGAACTTGATATCGAGGAACTTAATGGTTGGCTTGAACACGAACTAAGCTCAGCAACTCAGGGCTATGAGGAGTGGGGCGATGACGCATAGCGAGGCTCTTGAACAAGCCATTGAACTTCTTGCAAAGATGAGCAAGGCCCCACTGATAAACAATGACAGGTTCTCACCGTTTCTGGGGCTACAGTCTTACTATTATATTGACGAAATTGTGTTAAATTTACAGGCTATCTTGGATAATCTCAAACAGAAAGATAATGATAATGTTTAATCATGACATGCTAAACTTTGAAGTAGAGAAGTTTGATCTTGGTGCTTTCAACCCTAACTTTGGTGGTGTTGATGGTGGTGTAATTGA